AACCCCTTCTTTAAATCCCACTTGTGGTATACCTGCAGCAGAACCTATAATGACTGGTAACTGACATGCATCCCCATCTCTGAAGAACCCAAATACCGTACTCCCTTCCACAAGTCCGTGTTGTGTTCCAAAACCTGATAACCCTGCAGAGGTAGTCGGTAGTAACACTTGGGCCCATGGAAGGTCGGGTGTAGAAATCTTTTGTTTGTTTGCAGTGTGGATACCATGACAACGAACTCTTACTCTACCTATCTTAAGAGGGTCTTGTCTATCTTCAACTATACCATAAAATGTTTTCATTATATCACCTTCGGACTTGACTTAGTTTGAACTGCAGTTCTAATATCTTTTGCATAACTTTCTTTAACACACTCTAAATGCATTATACCCGAAGCAGCTGCTGGTTCGAAATTTAAGCTCATGTCCGTAATCAAATACCTGTCATCGTTTAGATTGCTACTTACATTACCATCCAATGTTTCTGCGCCTGGAATTTTTAATTTAATAACCGTTCCAGCAGAGATGTCGGTTCTCAATGGTATGGTTACTATCATCTTATGTTGTTCAAGAATTTCTAGTAATGCTCTTCTCTCTAGTTTTGCATTGTCTTTGTTTTTAATTCCTTGGAAGACTTCATCTGTTGCAATGGAATCTGCATTATCAAATGTGTGGTTTGATGTGTAAGTATAATCTACGATAGTTTTGAATTCTTTATTCATTGCAAGGTCTACATCTACTTCAATTGTATCGGGTGATGTCCTATCATCTGATTGGTTGTGAGCAGATAGACTAACTTCATCTTCATCTGTTACGATAAGTGGGAAGCCAGAAAGATGTGTTCCTCTTGCCATGGTTTCCTTGTAATCATAAATCACATCTTCTTCCAATTTTCTAACTGGGTCATAGACTTTCATTGAGGCACCATATGCACCACCAATCATAGCACTAAGAGTATCCATCAATTGTGGTTTGAAGTAACTTAGAATTCTACTATTAAGACCGCCTGGAGCATTCAAATCTTTTTCATGTGTGTCCACATCTGCAGATGTTGGTTTAAATGAAAACTCAACTGGAAACTCTCTTTGGAACATTCCATCAATTGACCCGAATCTAAATCCACCATTAAGTGTTTGATAAAAAAACATAGAGTTTCTCCACCCATCACTTTTTTCTGAATGAGAGGTGGTGATACACCAATCCATAAATCGATTAACTGTCCAGTTAGGACAAATGAATTGATGGTTTGCTGGGGTAGTCTCTTCCCATAAGTCAAACTCTTCGGGATAGAAATGTGTTTCATCTAATAATGCATCTTGTAGCATTTGACCCTTTGTACCCCTAAAGGTTTTACTCAATCGTTTTTTGTTTACATAAAATTGTCTAGGGTCACAGAAGAACATAACAAATGTTTGTGTACTCTCTTTAGGTCTCTGAACGTTTTCTACTTTATAAACTCTAAATGACTTGTCAATCGTAAATTCCTTTGCAGCCTCTTCATCAAATCCTTCTTTCTGTTTAATAGATATACGAATATATTCTTGACCAGTAAATCTGTAGTTCTTTAATATGTCTAAGCCATCAAGAATAGATGCTTGACCTGAGCAGAACTTTGAGAATATCGATTCGTATAAGGTTACACCCACAGTCAAAGCATCAATAACAACTGACTCTCCATGTTGATTGATTAGTGTGAATGCTTCGATGGAAAACCCACCTTCAACAAAATTACCTTGGGCCATTATGAACTCATTATTTTATCAAACTCTTGCACAACTCTTCGGATGTATTGTGGTCTGATAATTTTTATTAATCTTTTTGTATCGTTTTTATCGAACTCGTCTTGCCAGAGTGTTACTGCAGTATAACCATTTACAAAAGTGTTAGACCGTAATCCTTCATCATTCTTGTAGTATGATATACCATCAATTTGATTGATTGCACTTAAAATGGTTGCAGTTTTTTCTGAACCTGTTATGGTGTCTCCACCAATAAAGTCTATTCTACCATCAACACCAATTCTATTATATGTAGGTTCCACTTTAATGACATGTGCTGTGTTACCAGTATTAGATTTAATTTCTTCTCCTAATAGGAACTTCCCATCTTCATCAATCATATCAGACGTATTACTAAAGGTTAGGTATTGGCCTGGGTATTTTTCCTTTAGATATGCTTCAAAGGTTGGAGTGTCTTTATGCCAGTCAAAATATGATTCCATTTCATTGACTAGTAGTAGAGTCCAGTGTAAATCACCGTTACCATACAATTTGGTTGCAACTACATCGGGTCTTTCTCCATCCTGTAGTTCATAGTATTCATAATCAATAACTTTGTGTAAAGCACCTTGGTCTATCTTTGACTTTCTAAAAAAGTCTTTGATGGTAATCCACTTACCATTAGCTAATTTGTATTGAGTTGTTGGAAAATTTTCGAAATATTGATTTGCCATAGTTTAACCCCCGCCACCATTGGCACTTTTATCTCTATTTGATGCTGCAACGGTTTCTTGTCTTCTTTCAGCCAATGAGGTCATCCCACCACCTAAGTCTTGTTTCTTTGCTGACTTGGATATTGTCTGATAGTTTTCCTGTGTAAGTATTTTGATTTCTGTGAAACTTAGTGACATTTTTGTTGATATTGGATACCCATCTTCAAATAGTTTGTTTGAATGTGAGACGTTACATGATGTACATACCATGGGTAAGAAGTCATCAAATTTATCTGCAATTGGGCCCTCCCATTCTAATTTAAACATGTTGGGATAGTTGAAATAATTTTCAATTGCAGTATCACCTTCTGCTTCTCCATATGTGTCGGGTAACATTGCAGTCTTGAATCCCCATACGATATCTTTCACTGCAGTTGCTTCGTCACTATTTCTAGGGAAAAACTCATATTCAAAAGAAAAATCTCTGAAACCCACTCCTTCGAACATCTGTTCTTCCATAGGGTTGGCTGCTCTTCCAGCAAGGAAGTTGTTTGCACCGCCAGTGAGCATAGAACCTAGTTTGTTCATACCATCTTGGACTGCTCCCTCTAATGCAGTTCCAGTTGCTTGTAATGTTGAACCATCCATTTTACCATTGAATGAATCTTTTATCTCAAGTCCTCGTCTAATACCAGCACCAACACCTTCATTCTTGTAGGTTGCCTTCACATCCCCTTCACTTATTTCATCGGGAACATATAGTGCAATCTCAACTGATTCTGAGGACAATAAATTTTTGTTATTAGCACCATCTGCGTTTCTAGCAGTTCTAGGTAAAGTGGTGAATACAAGATAATTCTGTAACTCTTCCCCAATAGGGTACTGCAGTTCTCTAACTCTTGTCTCGGGTGATTTTTTCCCTTGTTGTTTTGCTTGTTTCGATGCTTTATTCTTCTCTAAAGAAGACCGTCTTTTGTCTAGTGTTGCTTGTGCTTCTTCTGCTTGTTGGGCAAGCTTGTCTGCAACATCGGATAATGACCCCGATGCTAGATTTTTTAAGTCGTATCCCTTTCCAGTAAGTTTTGCTTGAATACCCTTAAGAGATTTCACTGCACTTTTAGCTTGACTTACTTTATTGAGTATTTTGTTGATATTCGGCATTCAGAATCCCTATAAATAGTTCTTGTTAATTATGGTTACTGTTATTTATGGCATATTCGGGTAAGTTCAAACCAAAGAACTACAAAAAATACAAAGGAGACCCCACAAAAATCTACTATAGGTCTTTATGGGAGCGTAGATTCATGGTTTACTGTGATGAGAACAGTAATATCTTGGAATGGGGCAGTGAAGAAATCATAATTCCGTACATTTCACCACTAGATAAGAGACCACATAGGTACTTTCCCGACTTCTATATAAAGTATAAGAATGCAGCAGGCAAAATACTACGTGAAATCATTGAGGTCAAACCAAAGAAACAAACTAAACCCCCAAAACAACCCAAAAGGAAGACACAACGTTACTACAAGGAAGTTGCAACCTATGTTGTCAACGAAGCAAAGTTCAAAGCTGCAGAAAGTTTCTGCAAAGATAGGAAACTGGGTTTTCGCATACTAACCGAAGACCACTTACTACCGAGGAAAGAGAAAAAGTGAAAAAATTATATGTATTTGATTTAGATGGAGTCTTAATTGACTCAAAAAGTAACATGGAGAAGTCATTTATCTCCTTACAAACTGGAAAACCATTTGAAGACTACTTCAAGCACATCGGGAAACCCTTCAAAGACATCTTAACTGAGATGGGTATACTCACTGACCAAGATGAACTGATGGCACAGTACAATAGAGCATCTGCAGAGAACTCCGATATGATAAAGTATTACGATGGTGTCGAATCACACTTACAACATTTAAAGGCTGAAGGTAAAAAGTTAGCGGTGGTAACTTCAAAGCATTCAGGCAGAGCT